GGGATTACCCGACACCCCGTCGCCATACGTTACGACAATCTGGTTAGCCGTGGCTCCGATGGTCCGCACAGCTACCGTTCCCGATCCGGTTCGACACACGATCCCATTGGCGGCCAGGCCTGACAGAGCCGTCAAAAATGCATGCAGCGGCTGAAATACCGCATTGAGAGCCGTGGTTACGTAGCTCAGGGCCTGGGCCCAGGTCGCTTTCTTCGTAGACCCACTCTGCACACAGGGCACTTCTTCGGTGCCCGTGACGGAGGAAACGGCGGTCAACTGGCTGATTTTGCTGTCTGCCATAGGGGTCGTGGCGAGTGGCGAGTGGCGAGTGGCGAGAAAGACCACTGCCTGACTTGCGACTTGCCCTTGTCCTTATTCCACGAGAAGAAGGTCGCCGGTTTCTTGTAGCAGGCGGTCACCGGTTTCTTGCAGGATCCAGCCCGCCGTGGGCCAGATGGCCACCACATCACATACATGCCATTGCTTGCGCTGCTCGAGGTCGCGAACCTGTTGGATCTCATACACCTGGCCACTCACCGAGTGCACGAACCGATATTCCGGCGAGAGGCCAGGGTAGTAGCGCAGTTCCACGCGGTGCGATGCCTGGGCGACCACACCGCCCGCGTAAATCACCTCGCCGCCGTCCAGGGGCTCGATGGCGGCCCAGCGAGTATCGAGAGTTCGCCAGGACAAGGTGCCGCCGCCGAACGTATCCCGCGGCCAGCTCCGGCGCTGGATCTGCAGTCTCTGGTCCAGTCGTCCGGCATTGCGGCGCGATCGATCCATGAGGCTCCCTTTGGTCGCATTCAGAAACGCGGCGAGACGCCGCGTCTACGCATAAGCGCCATAGCCCAGGCTGTCGAGCAGCGCCCTGACGCCGTGTTCAATGGGCCGCGAGGCTACCTCGCTTGCTGCCTCGCGATCACGATACCATTGGGCCACGAGCAGAACGACCGCCTGCTTCACTTGGGCTGGCACCTCATTGGCGGCTCCCCAGCCAGCCTCAAAACGGACGGTAATGGGAAACTCGCGATCCGGATCTACGCTCGGTAGCGTGATTCGCGGCGCCCATTCGATCGTGCCTGGCTGCCGCCACGGTCTTCGCACGATCACGTTCGCCAGGTTCAATGTTTGTTGCGTGCCCGCCGTATCGTAATACTTGAGCGAATTCAGGCCGTAAAACGGCGGCCTTGGCAACTTGAGTGGCGCATCCCACCACTCGCTTACGGGCAAATCAAATTGGGTTTGGCGGAACTGCATGCCACCATCCACCTCATTACCCAAATACTCCGTGGCCCGTTCGATGTACGCATCCAGCAATGCGTCATCCTCAGAAATCTCAATCTTGGCTTGGGCCTTTACCTCGGCGGTCGTGACGAGCTGGATGCTTGGGGCGGTCACCACTTCGAGGGTTCCCATCCGGATGCTCATCACTTGCCTCCTGTGACTGGCAGACCGCCAGTTTGCGGCGCACCAGCTCCAGGGCAACCCCATCCGGCAGCCCCATATCAAGCTGTCCAATGGTGCGCCCTCGCCAAGGTTGCATAAAACGGACCAGCATGCCATCCCCCTTACTCACGCGATCATGCGTTGGCCAAGGCCAGCCTGGGAGGCACCGTAAGGGGTCTGCTCGGCCCGGAACAATTCCGCGAAGACGCATGCAAAGCCGCCAGTGGCACCACTGCCGATCGTTAAGACCAGATCCAGGTACCGCTTTCTGCCCCGCAAATCGATGCAAAAATCGTAGATCTTGTTGTCGTCTGTCGCACTGGGCAAGGTGGAAGCGGCCCCGGAGTCATTGGTGTCGGTGCCCATTCTGGTACCCGGAATGTCCACCGCGCCCGTCATGCCGCTGTTATCCGACTCTTGCACTTTCGCCACTGTAAAGGCGATATCCGTGGCGCCCAAAATAACCGTGAAGCGACAGTAATCAAATCCCAGCGCATCCACGGTCGCGGTTGGGAAGGAAGCATTATTAACGATGGCCGCTGGCGGCGTGACGTTGACTTTTTTCGTCTTGAGAGCGTTTAGCATGGCAAGTCCTTGTGTGCCGAAAGAAACTGAAATAGCCGTTGCGAACCTACGGTCTTTACGCCGTCTTTAGACCAACCACCGGGCCGGCATTGGTGGCGTCGCCATAGTCATGCACGACCAAATCCACCATTTCACAGCCACGCACGGCGATTTGGTAGCGCTCGAATACGCTTTCTCCAGCTACCGTCGCGTCTTGCGAAAAAGAGATGTCATCCATGGACGGGTTGTGCCCCATTTTCGCGGCCAGGTTGAAGGACCCGAGCAAGGCACACACCTGCGCTGAGGCGGTCACCCTGGGCATGACTTGTGAAAACTCAACCGGATAGCCGAGAAATAGAGGACGCTGCCTCCGCTCCGACTTTTGAATTTCCATGGACGTCACGCCGCCAGCGGCCAATTCTAGCTTGTTCATCACCTCATAAAAGAAGGTCCTATGCACCACCCACGCCACCTCCGGATCGTCCGCGTACTGTGGCAATTTGCCCACGGTCGCCTGGAAGTCGCCGAGAGCTAGGTTGGTCCATGCGCTGCCGGAACCAGTCTTGAGTCCGAAGGAATCCGTCCCAGCACCATCGCAATCGTCGAGCCGGTTGCGAATGCCGACGGTTCCGCCATAGGTGGATGTGCCGTCCCCGTTGAAGAGTGCGTCGTCCTCCTTCAAGGTCCAGGCATAGGCAATTTCTTGGGCCAGGCGGTCGCCCATGTCGATGACGCTATACAAATCCAACTGCCTGGACAATCGCGCCATGGCGGTCAACGGCTTGACCGTAATACGAATTTCATCCCATGTCGCATTGCTTTCCGTCGTAGGCTGGGATTCGCCTGTCCAGTAGGCCGTAAGCCCAGTCCGCTGGCGAGGCAACATCAGCGTTTCGCCAGTCATGGGGATGGGATTGAGAACCCTGCGGGCAACACCATATTCCTCACGCAGGAGAATCAAATCGGTGCTGAACTCCTCGGGCACCAGATAATGGCCGCCGGTGGCATTGTTGGTCTGATGCACCACGGCCCATTCTTGCCGATTGAAGAAATCGAGCGCCTCGCGAAATTGATATCGTCCTGGCATCTGCCGGCTAAGTTGGGAGAGCGCCCACATGCCGAATCGGTAGGCACGCTCATTGGGATCGCGGCCATCGACGACTCCGCGAAAATGTTGCACGCGTGAACGCCGATACTCCGCGGGGATGGTCTCACGGCCAGCGCTCCTGCCAACCAGGGAGGGCTGATCCGGCGTGGTCAAACGAGTGGAACCGGCCAAACGGTCACTGGCCACACGATCGTGGGCAGAGGCCAGGCCCGCCACTTCGTCCTGTAGAGTCTGCCGCTGCTGTTGCCTTCTGAGACGGGATTGTTCCGACGTGATTTTGCCTTCGAGGGCCGCACGCTGAGCCACGAGCTGGTCATGCTCCTTTTTTTGCTCCTCGGAGAGCGATTCTCCGGCAAGTAGCGCGTCGATTTTGTCATCGATAGAGGCCAAATCGGCCAAGAGTTGTTGTAGCTTCTCCACGAGATTACCCATCCACGAGAGGCCGTGCCTGGGTGGGACGACGAGTACGACCCGTGACACGGCGGACCTTGTCCGCAGTAGTCACCAAGTCGCGACGGCGCCCTGGAGAATCTACACAAAGGGGTGCCTGGGCAATTGGGGACGCGAGAGTAAATTCAATCGTTTGCCCAAGCACATTGGGATTGTACTCGCGAAGTGTATCAAACTACTAGATGGATTGGCGGGGGAGATCAATCTTCGAATGGCGGAATGAACTGTCTGGGGTCGACGGGCGTCACATAGGTTGGCGTTTCGAATCGCTTCAGGCCGCTTAACTTATCCTGGGTCAAGGCCACCTGGAATTCCAGGTTTCGCACTCGTTTTTGTAAGCGGTCGCCATTGAGCACGCAGCAGCCGACCACCCAAGCCAGAGAGACGAACGAGATGAGTGCGACAATCCAATAAGCATCCATCGTATCACCCTTCCAAGAAAACCATTGGGGCCTACGAGGCCTGACTACGCAAGACTGATTTATCGTACTTACGTACCGTGTTCACAGCCACGCCTACAGACCTGGCGGTGCGGCGGAGACTATATTCCGCCCGCAGCTCCCTGATCCGACGTTGCAGCTTGTCTGGCAAGACACGGCCACGGAAGCTCATGGGCCTCCCCTTTTTACACTCCACCCGCCACTAGCCTGCGCTTCCTCTGCACTTGTCTCAATTGCAAGGTTCGCATTTCCGTCGCCCGCATACCTCGCTGACTCGTAGAGTGATTCCGCGACAATTGGTCCATCAACTCTTGTAGCGTGGCGATTTGATCGATCATGCCGGCCTGAAGGGCTTGTGGCGCTTTGAGCGACCGGCCTTCGCCGTATTTGGTCCGTACGGCTTGCGATGAAAGATTCCGGTAGCGTGCGATAGCGGTGACAAACCGATCATAGACGACATTGACCTGGTCTTGCAACGACGCACGGCCCTCTTCCGTCAGCGGCTGATACGGATTCCCCTCCGTCTTGTACTTGCCAGCATGGATCAATTCGATTTTGACGCCAATCCGGCTCAGCAAAGCACTGATATCCTCATGCATATTGTAGACGCCCACCGAGCCAGTATCAGCACCTGGCGTCGCAATAATCTTGGTCGCCGCGGTGGCGATCCAATAAGCAGCCGAGCAGCAAAGCGAATTGATCATCGCATAGACGGGCTTGGTCTTGGTCGCCTGGTGCACCACGTCGGCGAACTCGCCGGTGCCATGGGCAATGCCCCCAGGACTATCGATTTCCAGGACAATCGAGCCAATGTCTGGATTGGCCACCATGGACTGTATGGCCGCAATGCCAAATTCCGTGGGAAAGCCCATGCCGTAAAAATAGGCCTCTTCGGACATGCGTTGCTGAATCACGCCAAAGATCGGCAGCAAGCCAATACGCGTTCCCGACCCTTTCGCGCGAGTCTGCTGCTCGCCAATGAACTCCGCCATCTCTTTGCGGTTGGGCCAATGGCCATGTTCCATGGCTACCCGATATTTGGCCACTAAGGCCAAATACTTATCCGTCGCCATCAGCCAGGTATTCATTACACTGTTCCTTGTTCCAGAGCGCGGCGGGACGCCGCGTCTACTTCTCGCCACTCTGCACTTTTAGAGGTAGCGCCGCCATAATGTATAGCCGCTTGCTCGCATTTTGCATTTTCTCTTGGGTCATCCAAATCGTGGTCCGTACATCTGACATCGATCGATGGTCCCAGGAACCACACTCTGGACAGGGGCTACCAGGAGCCAAGAAGTCCAAGCGGAACTCCTCTCCCCCATCAGCGGTCCGGAAGCGTGTTGCCGTCTCCAAAAACGCATACCGCTTGCACACTGGCGTGTCAGCCATATGGCTCCTTCTAAAGAACGCGGCGGGACGCCGCGTCTACTGCTCGCCACATACATTGCCACTACTTGCCTTGAGCAAGGCTTGCACGTCCTCCCTCGGCCTGGTCACGCGCCATTGCTCAAGCAAGGCGGCCATGGCTGGCTTCGTGCTGGTCTCATAGGCCTGCCGCAAGATGCGGGCGGAAGCTTGGACCACCTGCAAGGCCACGCCATGAGGGGACAGATTCGCCGCGAGCAAAAGCTGCCGGATCGGCTGCAAGGAATCGGCAACGCGGCGAGAATGTTGGCTGGCCCAGTCCGCGAGCCAATCCAGGAAATCTGGGCTATCGATCTTGCGCTTGACCGCATTCTCTTCCACCGCCGCCATCCGCTCCAGAATTTGCAGCAGGCTGGACTCCGTGTCCGCCGGGGTCACTTGGGTCGCCATTTGCGGTGCTTGGGGCTTCGCGGCGGACTCCTCCATGCTGCCATCGACCAGTCGTTGCACCGTGGTCATGTTGAGCTGAATAAAGTTCTGGTCGCCCGCCTCGCCAATGCCATTGAGGTTTTCCAAACGGCGGATCTCGTTTAACGTCATGATGCCGTTCGCGAGAGCCTGGGCGTAAGCGGTGAACCGGGCCTGGGTGTCGCCACGCATCAAGCCACTTAGGTTGTACTCGATGTAGTACTTTTTTTGTTCCTTGGGTCGCAGCAGCTTGAGCATCTGCTGCTCTTCCCAGCGGCGGACCCACGGCAGCATGGAATAGACCACGAATTCTACGCCCTGGTGCTCGATGTTGGAGAACGTGGCATGCTCGAGATCCATGATCATGTGCGGAGGCAGCCGGTACCAGCGGGCGATCTCAGTGATGTTGTGCTTGCGGGTCTCGAGAAACTGGCTGTCATTGTTGGGGATCGAAACGGGCTTGTAATCCGCGTTCACCGGCAGGATGGCCACCTCGGAGGAGTCTGGAGATCCGTGGATTTCTTTCCATTCCTCACGAAAGGCTTTGCGGGCCTCCTTGTCTTTGAGGCCCAAGCCAACCAGAACACCCTTGGGCTGTGCCCCACCGCCGAAATAGGACGAGCCGTGGGCTTCGACCGCCAAAGCGCCACCGATCGACTCACGGGCATATTGGATAACACCTTTAGCCCAAATGCCATCGTCCGGACAGACGCCAGGGACATGGAGCATCTCCGAAGGATAGAGTGGCACCCTGCTCCCGTTGTCATTGCGGACCAGGTACCGGTAACCATCCGCGTAGAGCTGGCCCGCCGGCACGGGAGTCACGCGGCTCGAGTGGATGGGCCACAGGCCCACCACCTCGTCATTCAGTCCACGCTCGATCTCGGCAAAGGCATTGCCCCAATTCACCTGCAAGGCCGTCCGGGACTCACGGAACGCCATGCCGGACATGGTTGGATTGGGTGCGTGGCGAATCAGGCTATACAGAGGATGATTGTCGGCGAACTCGCGGTCATCGCCGCGAGTTCGCTTGTACAGAAAGCAGGGCAACGTGGCGAAGGTCTCGGCAATCACGCGCGTCGCACAGTAGACCGCCGAGAAGTTGAGGGCGCTGTCCTCATTCACAACAACCCCACCCGTGGTGCGACGAGATAAGCCGACCGGTGTTGACTTGGCGCCGGGACGATCCCCTAGGAGCATACGGAGCATGGGCGATTATCCGCGAAGATGGTGATGGATCAAGCAACCAAGGACAAAGGCCCCAGGCACGATGAAAGCCAGTGAGGGCCGCTCGAGCCACAGGCCGAAGATCACCGCCACAAAGGCCGTCGCCGCGACCCACTCCCTGGGCTGCCACGACCGCAAGAATTTAATCAAGCAACGCTCCTTTATAGTACCAACTCCCTGTATCAAACTGCGAACTCAGGATCCAGGATCCGGTGGCCATCAGGGCCGCCACGATGCCGTCGATCTTTTCGCCCGACTTCTTCTTACTCGGAATCCGCAGGCCCTGGATGTTGTGATCGAGGGCCACATTGTCCGCGTTCCACCGCAGCACTGGGTGGCCGCCATGTTGGATTTTTTGCTCATTGACCAGCTGCTCGAATAACTTGACCGGCTCATTGTAGTTCTTGAAGGTCTGCGTGAACTTGAGCAGATTGAGACCATTGTCCATCAAATGCTGGGCGACCATGGAGGCTTCGTGCGGATCAAACGCGATCTGTGAGATACTATATTGATCGGCCAATGCCAGAATGTCCGCCACCACCTGGGTGTAATCGCACCAGTCGCCGGCGGTTCCGTTCAGGTGGCCCTGCTTGATCCATAGTGGATATGGCACGCCATCAGCCTGGCCGCGACGAGCCCCCCCCTCGGATGGGATCCAGAAATGAGGCACCAGGGTACAGCCGCCGTCTCCATCGGGGAAGAGCAAGACAAACGCCGTCAAGTCGCGAGTCGAGGCCAAGTCGAGTCCGGCGAAACAGGTTCGGCCTCGGAGCGCATCCAAGTCTATGGGCGTCAACCCGCAGCCATCCCAGGCCTGCATCGACAGCCAACGGCTGGCCTGCTCGGTCCATTGGTTGAGATGGAGCTGGCGGAACGTGTTTTCGTAAGCCGGCGTCTCGACCGCCCTTTGGCACTCGCGGCGCAGGTAGTCGACCGACACGCTGACATGGAGATTGGGATTGGCGTTGGCCCAGGTTTCCTCGGCTCGCCAATCCTCATCCGGCTTGGCCTCGAAGATCATGGGGAAAAAAGCTGGATCGTAGCCAGGCCTGGCTGGGTCACCGGGATTATCACGCACCCGGCACGCATATTGGTATTTCTCGTAACAGATCGACAGGCGGTTGTGGCCCGCGGTGGTGACCGAAATAAAGAGAGGTTGCCGGCGATTCGAGGAGGCCATCGAGGTTTGCAGCACATCAACCAGGTCGCGAGAAGTCTGGGCATGAAGCTCATCGACGAGAACCAGGTGCGAGTTGCCACCATGTTTGGTGTTGGCGTCGGAAGAGATCACCCGCAAAAACGAGCCATCCGATTCGCGAAAAATACTCTTGCCCTGGCCGGCCTGGGCATTGCCGCCAAAGATCCGACAGCGTTTGGCCATTGGCTCGCACCGCTCCACCATCCCCTTGCAATGCCGAAACAGGTGGCCTGCCTGCTCCTTGTCGCTGGCGGCGATGTAGTCTTGCTGGCCGGCCTCTGGATCGCAAAAGAGCACCGCCAGGCCAAGACCAGCCACGAGGGGCGTCTTGCCGTTTTTCCTCGGCACCTCGAGGAACCCTTCGCGGTAGCGACGGACGACTCGACCTTGCGCGTCTTTGCGAACCCAGCCCGCCAGGTTGCCGACAAAACACTTTTGCCAAGGCTCCAACGCAAAGGGCTGGCCCGCGAGGGCACCCTCGACGTGGACCAGGCACTCGGGGTAAAACGCGACCGCGTGATCGGCCAGGTCGTGATCAAACCAGCAATCAGCGGCCTGGGCAAACGGGTCATAGCCTGGAGACAGGAAGAGAAGATCGCGCCACTCCCCTCGTAGCGAGGACCGCTTGCGTGCTCTTGGTCTAGCCCGCGCGGAAGAATCGCTCGCGTTTGTCTTGCGTGGCATTCGGTTTGGTTTCCACGGCCCTCACTCTGGTCCGTGCGGCTGGAGAAAACCCGAAATGGTCGGCGGCTTTGATCATGCGGCCAGCCGCTTCATTCTTCAATTTTACCAACTTCGCCGCCTCGGCGAGCACTTCGACTGGTAGCGAGTCCAGGAACGTCGTGAAGCGGCGGAATTCCGCCCACGCCTCACAATAGATGGTCAAAACCGCACAGTCTTGCTTAGACAGAATCTTCAGAGGTTCCAGATCGGCTATGCGGCGAGCCCACTCCTCCTGAGCCTCGGGCGAGAGAAACGTGGGGCAGTCCGGGGAAGCCAGCTCGGGCTGGATTTCTCCTGGGCGAGTGTTCGCGAGCCAAGACCCTCGATCTTTCAAAATCTTGGTCGGCGTCGGTCGTGGTCCGCGAGGCATCCTGGCCTCCTTTCTAGGGGCGAGGGGCGAGGGGCGAGGGTAACGTAGACGCGGCGTCTCGCCGCGTTTCCGCGAGTACTGGCAAAATATACGTCGCCAGATCGTCCAGGTAGCACCAGGCCAGGAGCGATTTCTCACGATAGTGGGCGGCCACGACGGATCGCAGTTGCCGATAAACATCTTGATAGACGTAAATAGTCGGATTGGATCCAGACATGCGGCCATACCACAGCATAACGCCGTTAGGTGTGCGGATCAGACCAAGCACATCGCGACCATCCGGCCAGCCGTCCTGGTGCCACAGATGCGTGCAATCTTGTAGTCGCGTCTCCACAGCCTTGTTTGGTTCAAACTCCTCTGTGTAGCACCACTGCATTCCGTTGTGATGGTAGCAGAAATCTTCCACCCACATTCGCCCTCCAAGGTCGCAATCGTAAAAGTGGAAGGCTAACTCATCCCCAATCTGAACGACTCCTTCACCATACACGATTAGCGGCTCATGGCATTGCCTATCGCCAAATCGTCGCAGTGTAATCGGCCTACCGTCGGGTACTACTGTCATGGGCCGCCACATGAAACAGTTTCCTTTCTGGGCATAAACTGAAAATCGATTGAGCACTCACCCCACCCACAACTTAGAGTGTAGGCAAGACGTCCATGCGGCTTGTGGCCTATTTCTTCCATCAGGCTTAAAGCGTATGTCCTCAAGACTTCGTCTAGGATCGCTTGCGGCTCTCCTGCTTCTTGGGTCCATGGAATGGCGATAACATCCAAATCTCGCGCCAAACTTCCATGGATGGCAAGAGCATACCCATGCTTCTGCGCGATGGCGGCAAGTCCAGGATACATCGCCGCCGCATAGACGGGAGCATAATTGGGCCGTGGTTTGTTCTCGCGATCGCTCATAACCTGTTCACTTTGCAGCCAAGGGACGCGGCGAGACGCCGCGTCTACGTTAGGCTTCGCCGCCAAGATTCAGTGATCCGGAAATTCCGGATAACTGCCGACGCGTGCACGCATCTACGCTTCGCCACCAAGATCGATCCAATGTTGTTTGGCCTCGCGAAGGGAAATCTGCGACCGGACCCACCGATAGGATGGGGCAAATGCGGGTGTGAACCCTCGGATGCACACCCAGACGGTCACTGGCTTGGCATCGACGCACAACCGCACGACGTTGCGCGGTGGTGTGTCTTTGCGGTAGTCCTGATACAGTCCATTACCGTACATCGTTACGACTTCTCCACCAGCGTCTTGTGATCATGGCAGGCCTTGCACAAAGGTTGCCAGTTGTCCTCGTCCCAAAAGAGATCTGGATTGCCCCGATGCGGAACGCGATGGTCGACCACCTGTGCCGCCATAAGAGATCCTTCATCAAGGCATCGCCGGCAGAGTGGATTGAGCCGCAAGAATTTCGCGGCGGCCCGCTGCCAGGCATAGGTGTAGCCACGGGCATTGGCATTGCGGCGAAACAAGCTTGGCGGCTTCGCCTTGCAGTTGCTCCCGGCTTTATAGGTCGATGGCATTTTTGGCATAACGCTCCGTGCAGAAGCCGGTGGCCTGGCCTCAAATACAATGCTCAAAGGCTTGCTGGCCACTCTTTTTGGGGACGCAATCATGGTCGATCTCTCTCATGTGCGGCAAATCCGTCGCTTTTCTTGGCTTCTACACACCATACGGATACGCCAAGCGGCACGGAAAGTATTTAGTATGACCGGTCTTGGTGACGGAGCGTTGGAGCGATTATGCTCCGCTTTACTGCTCGGTGCCGCCTTTTTCTTCGTGGCGTTGGGGCTTAGTGCCTGGGCCAAACGCGATGCGAAGCAGACGATCGCCATCGCGATCTGTTCCCTCGTCTCCGTGATGGCTACCAGCGCCGTACTGGTACTCTGGCGCACCGACGAGCAATTAACCCAGGACGCTCATGCTTTCGCCCGCGCCCGGGCCACCTTGCAAGACCTGGTGGCCACGCAACAAGAAAAAGAAGACCAAGCCAAGCTCGTGGAGCCGAGTTCCAAGCATTGTCCCTATTGTAAACGCGAAATCAACTACCGCGCTCGCAAATGCCCCGAGTGCCACGAAATCTTGGATGACTCGCTTCGCGAAACACGCACGCCCTCACGATCAAGCCCAGGTGCCGCAGCCGTTATGAGCTTTCTTCTACCGGGCTTAGGCCAGGTCTACACGGGCCGCATTCTCGCGGGCCTTTTCTGGCTCTTCCTCACGCCGCTCGGTTACCTCTGCTGTTTTCCCGGCTTCATTTTGCACGTGCTGTGCATCTTTGATGCGGTTTCTGGAGCAGAGTAGATGCGACACATTCCGCCGCTTTATTCCTTCAACGGCACAAGCCAGCCCACACCATCGCAGCCTGTACAC